ACCTTGGCTGATGGCTCCTGCGGCGCTATTTTGAGTGCCCAGTAATCTAACGAACGTTAGTGGGCTATTGTTTCGAAGCCAGGCTTGTGCGGCATATGCGGCGTAGGTTGGCGCCATTGTGTTGCCATCTCTCCAGACATCTTCTCCTTGACCGCCTGGAATTGGGTTGCCGAAAACGTCGATAAATTCTGAGAAAGAATCAACCTTTACCGGCACCATCGCAGGCCCTCGACGGGCCCTACCTATAACAACCGGCCCGATCTGTTCGGGAACACGGGGCAATTGCGAATTATCAATTTCGTTAATAAATATACCCGGTGATACAAACTTAAACTTCTTTACTGACATTCTTTGTTTCTCCTATGGTCTTCAAATTTAATTCGGAGGCGCTTTATAGCCCAACACTATTTCTCTAGTAAGTAGTTTAGAAAAATCCTAAACTCCAAACTATTCTCTATATTTCGCCCTCTTGACATCGATGTGCTCTGGCATATCTCCGACCATTGTGCGCTCCCTTTTGAACTTTAAATCAACAGCGTTTTCACGAATAACAATTTTTGGCCTTTCTTCGTTCTTGTCGCCGCCAATTATATAACCAAGAACATTTATATCAATTTTCATATTATAGGTGCGCTCATTTTCTTCCATGTTCGTAACATTGTTTTCTTGGGCAAATTCTTGCTGTATAAATGCTTCATATTTATGTCCATCTCTTGAAATTCCGAAATAGTTTAGGCCGCCAGTGCGAGTCGCGAATGGCGTCATTATGTCATTCATCTGTTGTAAATATTCTGTCCTGATGTTCAAACTATATGTGATGTCCAAATAAACTGGTATGGGTATGGATATTGTTTCATATACAACTCTACTATTATTTTTTCTTGTTCGAAAGTTAATCTGTCCATGGCCAACACTCATCTTCCGACTGCGCTTGCGAGCAGACGCTGCATTTGCAAACGCTGCAGTCTTATCTTGTTGAATCCTTTTAGCTATTATAATTGATCCGCCTTTCTCATCATCGATAGGTGGAATGCCTGCCTGAATGACCCCTTTCCTCTCTGGATTTTTTACAATATTGCTTCTTTCAATGGTAATCAAGGGCAATTTAAGTAAGCCCTTTGAATCGCGGAGGTCCTTGTTATCTTTAATTTGAAATGCCCTTTCTGCGGAAACCCAAATAATTGGTACTTTCTTCCATCCCTTGTTTGAGTTTGAGTGTATATTTAATTTTTCGTCCAGCCAATCGTGTAAAGCATAATCGATTGTTTCAATAGTCGAGGGCATCAATATTTCTTCTTTTATAATGCTCGGATCTGATACTTTTGTATATTTAGGTGGCATCGAATAATCCCTCGCGTGCTCTAATGCACTTAGCTGATACTTCCATCTTGTGATCGGCTTGTCCAAATATTTGTTTGGGCTCATCAAGCGCCACAATTTCATAATAATTGCTACCATATAGAACGAAATCGCCCTCTCTAACATATAAGTTTTGATCTTCTGTTAAGCGCCTCTTGTGAAAGTGCACAACTATTGAAGTATCTTTATCCATACCAATATTTTGGCTATATGCAGTTTTCAAACCTTCCCATTCTACCAACGCGTAAACACGAACTGGAGGTAAAAACGTTTTTTCAATCGCCTCGCCATAGATTGGATGAAAGTTTGTTCGGTCTATATCTATTGGATAGTAAACAACTTGTTGGCCCACAACTCTTTCAATAAGCTCATCGTTAACTTGTTTAACTAAATTACGCTCTTTCTCTCCAAAGAACATCGGAGGTGGCGGATTATCGGGTTGGTTCCATTCATCGGACATTTCCTATCACCCCACAAAGATGCCCATTGGCACCTTGTTAAGAACTGTATCAGTATTATCAACTATCTTCGCAGTATCTTCTGCCAGGGCACTATATCTCATTTCATCTAGAACCGTCTTAAGCTCCTCTCTTAAGGCGTCTTGTTCGGCCTTTGCTTGGCCTAACAACTGTTCTGAATTTAACGTTACCGATTCTCCTGGAATGGGAATTGCGCCAAACTTGCCTCTAATTTGTCCAAGCGTTTCTTTTATTAAAGCAAGGGAAAATCTTCTAATCCACTGCTTACCTATGCTATTGATATTCTCATACGGAACATTTTCAAACGGCAGGGTATTCATATTATTAACACCGTTAACCCCAGTCTGCCTGTCGCTCGTATCATCCCAAGCATCTTCTTTAACAGTAAACCGAACCCAGAATTTACTTGGCGAAGCTCCTCTCGGAACTGGATAAATCCTTAATTTATTGTTCATAATTTCATATGAAAAGTGAGAGTTCCTAGTATAAATTGAATCTTCAAAAGCTGATGCTTGAAGTTTGTTTTGCCAAGCTGGAATTACTTCCCATGTTGAATCATCGGCCCACTGTCCATAATTTGATAAGTTGCCAATAACGTTTAAGCCGCCATAATATCCATAAAACCTCCATACGGCATTTGGTGTTTTATAAAAAACGTTTCTGATTGTGACCTTCTTGTCTCCAATCTTTTTACTTCCCAAATTAGAGTCTGAATAAGGATAGCTTGAAGTTTGCGCAGCTGATGAAGAGATTATTGTTTGTAAATCGTAATCTTGTACATCTGTGGTCGTTTCAAAAGATGCTGAATATATTTGTGAAGTTCCGCCTAGGCCGGCCTCAGTGGATAATGCTTCCGCGACTCTGTGCCCATACTCAAAATTAAATTTCGGATATTTAAGAGCAATGTTAGATCCAGATAAACCATCGCCAGATTTGAGGGAGCCATCATGATCAAATGTGCCCGTTGTGTTTCCAAGAACATTGGCTAAAACATTTTTAGATTGATGTACATTAACAATATATGAATATTCCAAAACTGCCTCTTCATACGCAGCATAAACATTGTCGGATTTAAGCTCAATATCCAGTACATCTCCCCCAAGTTTTTTATATGCATATGCAACTTGGTCTACTGCACCTGAAAGAAAATCTGTATTGCTTGAATAAATTCCAAAAGGTAACGCGGATGAAACATCACCATATGTGCCAGTAGCGGGTAATGCAATTACGCTAGTCTTTGATGAAGGTGTTAGTTTTGGAACAGCCATTTAATGTCCTCCATCTTAAATAGTTCTTTTCCCTCTTAAACGCTCTCAAAGTATATAAAAGAAAAGGCCCCACCTCGTAATAAGGTGGAGCCCCTCTTATTTAATCTTCAGTTGAAGATTTTACACCAAATCGGTAACAATAACCAATCCGTACATATCAGGACGGACCATCTTCTTGGCGTATCTAGTCATCACGCCCTTGCGGGGCACGAAGTCTTCAACACCGAAAATGGTGGGAGTGACCTGTAGTGGCACATATGGTGAGTACACGTAACCGCTCTCTAAGAAGCTGTTACCTCTACGTCCAACCAAAACCACATTACGCGGGAAGTAGGGGTTAACCCAGACATCCCACTTCTTACTCAGACTACCCACATTGACCGCTCCAACGGTACCCTTGTTGTCATCACCGGTTATGTTTGCACGGAAACCCGCGGTGAACTCAAGAATATTAGCGACTTCAGGTCCCATGACCAGGAAGTTCGCGCCGCCTCGCAGCGTCTTGCGGTGGATCTGGGCAGAAATGTCGTTGATGGTTTCAACGAGAGTTTCATACCACTCACTAACCGTACCAGTGAAGTCGGGAGTTGCCGTAGCCGCTCCAACCTCTCTACCAGTCTTCCGATAAACGAATTTACCAGCATGACGGCTCCAGTAGTACGTACCAGCACTTGCCAGCTTGACGAGATCCTCTAGGATCTCTTGGTCAATCTCTAGAGCAATCTGCTCAGAAAGAATACTAGTAAGCTCAACCTCTGCATCGAGATTGTGATAAGCATTCAAGTCTTGACCAAGCTCTGGGCTCCACTTAGCCTTAAGCTTCTTCGTCATCGCAGTGACAGACACGCTGTCAACCTTGATGTCGATCTCGGGAATCTGTTGATTAGTCTCAAGACCCCAAGTATCCTCGCCAACAACCGCTCCTAGAGCAGCATTCGAGCCGGCAGCAGGAGTTCCACTAAAGGGATCCATAACCGGGAACGAAGCCCCTGAAAGGTTGTTACCGGCAGCGGCCGGAGTGCAAAGCGAAGACGAAAGCTGCGCTAGCGTCTCACTACCACTAGCGGCAAGAACGAATAACAGCCGGGTGCTATCGTTAGGATCGCGACGAGTTAGCCGTCGAACCTGAACACCAACACCTGTGCCTAGGCCTTTGTGGACCGAGCCAACAGCGTGGGTGCGACTTAAGTCATCACCCGTAGTGCCTAGCTTGATGCCAACGAGGTTCTCAACGTTCAGCGGCTTGCCGCTGACCCCCTCGAAATCGCTAGCAACAGTCGAAATGACAGCACAGTTAGTACCGGAAAGATCCGGGTCATACTGAATAAGTCTATCCCCCAAGCTTGCGAGCGTTGCGTGGGCTGCACCAAGGTACGCACCAGCGTGACCCCAAGCGGTGCCACCACCAGCATCTGCGCCACCAGAACCAGTGACCACATATACATCAGTCTCGTTGTTCCAGTCAATGGTTACACTAGCAGTTGCATGTGAATAACCATTATTTAGGTTGTAGAAGCTCTTTTCGGCACCAAGGCCGGTGAGAGAGACACCACCTGTAATTTCCTGACCAACCCGGTTACCACCAAAGAGCGAATCTTGCTTATCAGCGCCCAATCGGCTATTGGTATGTTGGAAGTCCAGGAAGAAAATGAGACCACTAGGTAGACTCATGGGCTGAACGGATACAATCTCGTTAGCCACTAGCCCGCCGAATACACGACGAACAATGGGAAAAGCGACAGAAGCGAAACCTTCAACGTCGCCTGCGGCCATAGTAGAAGCCTCACGGAGAAGCTCTTTGGCCTGGTTTTCCAGAAGACGCGCCATGCTCTCGCGAGCCTGGTCATCACCGATACCTTCCAAAAGTCCAGTCTTTTCCCACTTGCTTAGTAGGGCGTTACCTTCTTTTGATAGATCACGATTAATGATGCCTTCTGTTAATTTTTCTAATACAGACATTTTTGTTTTTACCTCCTTTTAAGTTTTATTATTTAACAAGTCCCGCCAAAACCTTCATTCGGTTATAAGCAGGGTCTGCCTTGCCGGTATCAGAATTTCTACGGCCTGATACCATTAGTGAGGAACTCTTAGTTACAGCTTCGCTCAGTGATTTTGGTCTTCTTCTGGAAGAAGTAGATCCCACCGTGCTTTGAAGCGTTTCATAAATAACTTTCGCTTCCTCAATTGTTCCGGCCTTTGTAATAGCTTCGACAAGTCTATCCTTTTGTCGCTCATTCAAGGAGGTATTGGTCAAAATCCGGTTTGTATAAAGTAACCTCGCGTTAGAAAGGTTAACTTTATCTAGATGTTCTTTAAGTGACACAATTGTGTCTTTGTATTTTTTGTTATTCTCGGAAACCTTTTGTAAATCAGTCTCCAATTTTGCAATTTGCTCAGCCAATTCATTATCTTCTGCTTCCTTTTCCTCAGCAGCGTCTTCTGCAATTGCTGCAACATCGCGTTGATAATTCAATTCAGTTTCAGATTTCTCAAGCCAACCAGACGAAGCTGGCTCCATGTCAATAGAAAGATCCTCGGCTAATTTATTTAAAAGCTCTGCCAACTCATCTTTCTCTAATTCAGCCTCTTCATCTTCTTGTACGATCTCGGCGTCCTCAGAGGAGTTTTCTTCCGCATCTTCGTCTTCGCGAATACGATCAGCGTGCATGCGATTCTTTCCGACATCTCGATCTTCGTTGCCAGATCTCGCAGCTGCGCCGCCTTCCTGCAGGGCCATTTCCCCCGCAATTGCTTCTCTGTCCATCATATCGCTTGGCATAGCTTCTCCTTTTTCTGCATCGATTTGTGCAGCTAGTGCATCAAAATCAATTTCAATTTCTTCGTCTTCATCCGGACAGGGGCAAAGATCTTCGCCTTCCATGGCCGCATCTGGTAACTGGTCGACAAACTCGCTTGGGGGCTCCACTTCTTCGCCGCCAACATCAGCAAATCCTTCTAATTCATCTTCTGGCTGCTCTAAAAGTGATTGAACTACTTCTTTGATTTCATTGGAGTATTTTTCAATAACCAAATTTTCCGCATTCTTTAATGCGGCTTCTTTAAGAGCGGTAGCATCAATAATGGCTTGCTCAAGCATCTGCGACATAATTTTCTCCTAATTGTAAAATCTTATACGTCAAGAATAAATAGTATCGAAAACATTGAAAAGACTGCTTAATATCCATAAAGTTAGTTCGCATTATTCTTCCTGCGCCTCGTATGCGGTAAACAGGACCCATTGGGCGCCGTCGCATATTAAGCCAACTGTTGCACCGCCATGCGTCATCGTATAACCTAAGCCATGATTGACCAGTTCGTCATTATCACCATCAATAACAAGGTGGCTATCATTATTAGACATATTCGCAAAATGATACATCCTACCAGTCTTCCCAGAAACCGCAGGAAGTGATGCCGTGGCTGCGCTGGTGCCTTCAAATATGATGAAGAAGTGGTTATCGCCCACATCGATATCCACGCTTGTTGCGGTAACTGCAGCTGACTGGGCTTTTTGAGCGTTAAACGTTCCGTGTACAAGGGAGGAGCCAGTAACAGTCATTCCAGCTTGAATTGCTAGAGTTTGAGCCTGAACGGCGGCGGATCCTGTAACATTTTGTTGCACTGTTAAACTTTGAGCAGAAAGTCCTCCAGCACCAGACATAGCAGTTGAAATGCTGAATGAGTCCGCGGTAATAGTGCCAGAAACGTTTAGCGCACCAGATACAAAAGCTGCTTTTTGAACTAGTAGGGTTCCGGTCAAATCTATACTGCTGTCGCAAACTATGCCGCCAACAACAGATAAACCGGCTGCGCCGCTGATTTGGCCATCTGTTGTTAAAGTTTGAGCAGAAAGTCCTCCAGCACCAGACATAGCAGTTAGAGATAATAATGATGTGGCTGTAGCAGCACCGGAAACATTTAGAGCACCAGATACAAAAGCTGCCTTTTGAACCAACAAGGTACCCGTCATATCTATATTGTTTGAAATAATCAATCCACCAACGAAAATGCCCCCGACCGAAGAAGACAGGGTGCTGCCGTCAAATAGAAGATTTGCTTCACCATTAATGGTGTCGCTATCAACTGATGTTAAGATCCTATTATTTCCGTTATTATTATAATTTGCTACCGCTCCGCCGCCTCCTCCTCCAGCAAGCAAGTTTGTTGCTGAGCCGCCATCGGTCTTGAAATACAGGACATCGCTAGTAACATATATAGCGCCATAGCCACTAGCCGGCGTTGCTGCTGCGCCTCCATCTGCTAACAATATCCCTTTAGAAGTAAGAGCGCCGGATACATTTAATGCTCCAGATACAAAGCCCGCCTTTTGGACCAATAAAGTTCCTGACATATCAATGTTACTGTCGCCAACTATGCCACCAACAACAGATAAACCGGCTGAGCCACTGATTTGTCCATCTGTTGTTAAAGTTTGAGCAGAAGCTCCTCCAGCGCCAGACATAGCAGTTAAAGAGATTAATGATGTGACTGTGGCAGCACCGGTAACGTTTAGAGCGCCAGAAACAAAAGCTGCGCCTGAAAGTTCAAGATCGCCACTGAAACTAGCTGGGCCGGCAATCATTAAACCAGCAGAGCTAGAAATAGTGCCAACAACAGATAATGGAGCGGTGGGTGTGTTCGTGCGGATCCCGACACGACCAGAGCCCGTTGCAAAAAGAACTGAGCCAAGGGCTTTTCCGTCGACTTCAAATAACTTTTCGCCGGCTAGTGATTCAGTTGAAGATGAAACGTGGAGGAGAGACTGAGGGGAGGCGGTGCCAATGCCAAATTGTCCGTTGCTATCTAGGGTCGCTTTGGTGCTATTATTAATCCGGAAATACATGTCCTGACCGCTAGCCCCATTCAGGATAGTCAGGCCAGCAGCACTCTGATACAACGCATAAGCC